TCTATGACAATATGTTCTTAAAAGAATATGCGACAGCACTCATCAAAGAACAATGGGGACAAAACCTTATCAAGTTTGAAGGTATGCAGTTGCCAGGCGGTGTTCAGTTGAATGGTCGTCAAATCATCGAGGACGCAAGACAAGAAATTGAGACTACACGTCAGAGAATATATAATGAGTATGATACACCACCAGATTTCTTTGTGGGATAATTAGATGGCAACGAACCCATATTTCAAACAAGGCGTTCGTTCTGAACAAACACTTTATGAGGACATCATTATTGAAGCCCTCAAAATGTATGGTCAGGATGTATACTATCTCCCAAGAGAAGTCGTCAACAAAGATTCTATCTTTCTTGATGATGTTCCATCACGTTTCGGTTCTGCCTATAAGGTGGAGATGTATATCGAGAACACCGAAGCGTTTGATGGAGAAGGTGACCTGTTCACAAAGTTTGGTATTGAACTAAGAGACCAAGCAAACTTTATTGTTTCAAGAAAAAGATGGAAACAACTTATTGGTTCTCGTCTGGACGAAGCGAACTTCCGTCCAAGAGAGGGTGACCTGATTTATCTTTCTCTATCCGAATCAATCTTTGAGATTCGTCGTGTAGAAACAGAAACACCATTCTATCAACTCAGCAATCTTCCTACATTCCGTATGCAGTGTGAACTGTTTGAATACAATGATGAAGACTTTGATACAGACATTGCGGGGATTGATGCGATTGAGGTTGAGAGCGCATTCCAATATGCCTTGACGATGGATTCCTCATCAGTTGGTTTTACTGTTGGCGAAACTATCATCCAAGCATTTGATACATATGATATGAAAGGTGAAGTCACTGACTGGTCAGACTCAGATAATATCTTACAGGTTGCCCACGTAGGTGCAACTGATGGTAAGTTCCATACCTTTACAACAAACAATACACTTGAAGGTCAGACCTCTGGTGCTGTCGCAACACCAACGTTGGTTCAGGAACTACAAGAGATTCAGAAGGATGCACAGAATCAAGTATTTAATGACTTTGAGTCAGACTTCCTAGACTTCTCAGAGTCTAATCCATTTGGAGATATTGGTTAATGTTTGGAACTTGGTTTTATCACAAAAGAGTAAGAACTGCGGTGTCCGTATTTGGGTCACTGTTCAATAACCTGTATGTGCTTCGTCAGAATAGTTCGGGTGAGACTATCTCCCAAGTCAAAGTTCCTCTGTCCTATGCACCTAAGAGAAACTTCCTTTCTCGTATCGAAGAGATGAATAAGGGAGAAGATGCAGAACGTAGGGTCGCAATCAAACTACCTCGTATGTCCTTCGAGATTACGAATATGCAATATGATGCGACACGACAACTTCCAAAGATTAATAACATCTCGAAGGCATTGAGTAGTGGTAGTGTCACATCAAGACAGAGAATCTATACAGCAACACCATACACGATTTCGTTCCAACTAAACATCTATGCAAAGTCACAGGATGATGCATTACAGGTTGTAGAACAAATCTTACCATACTTCGCACCACAATACACAGTGACTATTAAACCATTTGCGGATATAGATACACTTACCGAAGATGTTCCGATTACTATATCAGGCACAACCTTTTCGGATGATTTTGAAGGTGCAGTAGAACAACGCAGAACGATTGTATATACCTTAGACTTTGAGATGAAAATCTCATTGTATGGCCCCGAAGGTGAGGGTAAAATCATTCGTGATGTTACAAATAACTTCTATTTACAAGAGGCTGGTCTCGCGGATAGTGATGTGTATTTACAGACACTAAAAATAACACCAGACCCAACCTCTGTAGATGCTGATAGTGATTATGGGTTTACAGAAACCATTTTGGATAGTGCTTAATGAGTGAAGAAGAAAAGAATTTAAAAGACGACTACGAATACTCTCGTGATACATATTACAATCTTTTAGCAAAAGGTCAAGAGAGTTTGGAATTAATGATTGAAGTTGCTCGTGAGTCTGAGCATCCTCGTGCGTTTGAAGTTTTGTCAGGCATGATGAAAAACATGGCAGACATCAACGATAAGTTGATGGATTTGAATAAGAAAAACAAAGACATTAACAAGAAGGATGAACCTAAACAATTAGGTAACACCACGAACAATCTGTTTGTAGGCACGACTACAGACTTGCAACGACTCATACAACAAGAGTCGGGAGTGGTGATTGATGCAGAACCAGAATCAGAATGAATCGTATCTTGGCAATATAAATGTCAAGCGTGACGGTGTTCAACATCAATTTACAGAAGAAGAAATCAAGGAATACGTCAAGTGTTCTAATAACCCTGTATACTTCTGTAAAACTTACCTAAAAGTTATTTCTCTTGACGAAGGATTAGTCCCATTTAGTCTATATCCTTATCAAGAGAAAATGTTCAAACACTTTAATGAAAACAGATTTTCGATTGTTTTGGCGTGTCGTCAATCGGGTAAGTCAATTAGTTCTGTCGGTTACCTATTATGGTATGCTTGTTTCCATTCAGAGAAAACAATTGCAATTCTCGCAAACAAAGGAGCGACTGCAAGAGAGATGCTCTCGCGTGTTACGCTCATGCTCGAGAATCTTCCGTTCTTTTTACAGCCTGGTTGTAAGGCTCTCAACAAAGGTTCTATTGAGTTTAGTAATAATTCTCGTATTATCGCCAGTGCTACAAGCGGTAGTTCCATTCGTGGTATGTCTGTCAATCTACTATTTCTTGACGAGTTTGCGTTTGTTGAAAGAGCGAATGAGTTCTATACTTCGACCTATCCAGTTATCTCTGCTGGTAAAGAAACTAAAGTCATTATCACTTCGACTGCAAATGGAATCGGAAATACTTTCCATAAGATTTGGGAAGGGGCAGTCCAAAAAGTAAACGAGTTTGCACCATTTACCGTAAACTGGTATGACGTGCCAGGCAGGGACGAAGAGTGGAAGAGACAAACTGTCGCAAACACTTCTCAGTTACAGTTCGACCAAGAGTTCGGTAACACCTTCTTTGGAACAGGTGATACACTCATCAACGCCGAGACGTTGCTATCATTTCGTGCTAAACCACCCACAGATGTTCTTGAAGGCGGCGACCTACTGGTCTATGAGAAACCACAACAAAATCACGAATATATCATGACGGTTGATGTGTCAAAGGGAAGAGGACAGGATTATTCAACCTTTACGGTAATCGACATTGGCGCAAGACCTTTTAAACAAGTGGCCGTGTATCGCAATAACACTATATCTCCATTACTCTTTCCTAACATTATATATAAGTATGCAAACCTCTACAATGAATCATATGTAATTATTGAATCAAATGATTCAGGACAAGTAGTATGTAACGGACTATATCAAGACTTAGAGTATGACAACATCCATATGGAATCTGCGGTGAAAGCAAACCGTATTGGTATCGAGATGAATAGAAAGGTCAAGAGACTGGGTTGTTCATCAATCAAAGATGTTCTTGAAAATAATAAACTACAGATTTGTGATGAGAACTCAATCCTTGAAATCTCTACATTTGTGTCAAAAGGACAGTCATACGAGGCATCAGATGGTAACCACGATGACCTGATGATGAACCTAGTTATGTTTGGATACTTTATTTCTACACAATACTTCTCTGATATGACCGACATTAATCTAAAAGAGATGATGTTTGCGAAGAAAATGAAAGAAATCGAAGATGATGTGCCGCCTGTAGGATTCATTGATGACGGATTAGATTATGCGGAACAACAGGATATAGTCCAAGAACAAGGATGGCATACCTTCCAAGGCGCTGATATTGGTGTCGAAGATTGGTAAAATAATAATAAGTATAAATAAAGGTATGTGAACAACTACCGTATTATGATAACTTATAATTAGATAACGAAAAAGGAAAAAGTTATGGCACTTTTTACACCCTCTGCTTCTCCTGCTGTAACAGTAAAAGAAATTGACTTAACGGGCGTAGTCCCTAATGTTCAAACTTCTACTGGTGCATTTGTGGGGAACTTTGGTTGGGGGCCAGTAGGTCAAGCAACTCTCGTCTCGGATGAGTCGGGTCTTGTTAGCACCTTTTCTGCGCCAACAACTTCAAATACGGTAGATTTTCATTCTGCCGCATATTTTTTAAGATATTCAAACGCATTGTATGTCGTCCGTGAAGCCGACTCTGATGCTGTGAATGCTGTCGCTAACAACTCAAATCTTGGGTCACTTGGCGCACAGACCATCAATAACCTTGATGCTTTCGAAGACTTGTCTCTCGATAGTTCTGATGGCGCATTCATCGCAAAATACCCAGGCGAACTTGGTAACGGTCTCCGTGTATCAATCTGCGCTACTGGGACAGACAGTTCTGGTTTCGATACTTGGACATACAGTTCGAGTTTTGACGGTGCGCCTGGCACGTCCTCATTTGTATCTGGACTTGGTGGTTCTAACGACGAGATTCATGTCGCTGTTATTGACCAAGACGGAACGATTAGTGGAACGGCTGGCACTGTCCTCGAAACCTTCCCATACTTGTCAGTTGCTGCAAACGCAAAAGCATCTGACGGAACTACGAACTACTACAAAGATGTTCTGAAACTTCGTTCCCAGTGGGTCTATGCTGGTGATTTACACACTGCTGACTCCGCAAGCGTAAGTGACTTTGTTGGCACGAACTGGGGCGCAAACGCAACCGCAACTGGTGAAGACTTTGCTGCATCGTTTGCCGCTGCTTCTGGTGCTGAAGTTACTTGGGACTTCGCTTCTGGTGTTTCTTCAAGCACTCTGGGAACTGATGATGTCCTTCGCGGATTCGATAAGTTCGAAGACAAAGACAACATCGAGATTGACTTCTTGATTGCTCCTGAATCGATTAGTAATACCAATGCCGCCACTGTCGTCAATGACTTGGTTGCTACTGCGGAGTCTCTCCGTAAAGACTGTGTTGCTGTTGCTTCTCCTTCACGGAATGCTGCAATCACTGTTGGAACTAACGCTGCTGTCGTTACTAACAATGGTGCATACACGAAGTCAACCTATCTTGTTCAAGACAACAACTATCTGAAGGTCTTTGACAAGTATAACGACCAATACATCAAAATCCCTGCTGCATCAAGCACTGCTGGTCTGATGGCCGCAACTGACTTGGTTGCTGCACCTTGGTTCTCTCCTGCTGGTTCTCGTCGTGGACGTTATCTGGGTATCACCGATATCGTTCTGTCGCCAACCAAGTCAGAAAGAGATACCTTGTATAAAGCAGGTATCAATCCGATTGCAAACATTCCAGGCGAAGGCATCATGCTTTTCGGTGACAAGACTAACTCGTCTCGTCCATCGGCATTTGACCGCATCAATGTCCGCCGTTTGTTCCTCGGTATCGAGCGCGCAATCGCAATCGCAGGTCGCAACGTAATGTTTGAATTCAATGACGAGTTTACTCGTGCCGAATTTGTCAATATCGTTGAACCATTCCTTCGTGAGATTCAGGGTCGTCGTGGTATCACTGACTTCCGTGTCGTCTGTGACGAAACGAATAACACTCCTGCTGTTGTTGACCGCAATGAATTCATCGCAAACATCTTCATCAAACCTGCCCGTTCTATCAACTATGTGACACTGAACTTTGTCGCAGTTAGAACTGGTGTAGAGTTTGAAGAAGTAGTTGGCACAGTTTAAGGGAGTAAGGAAAAATGGCAATCTTAGGCGTAGACGACTTTAAGTCAAAACTCAGAGGCGGGGGCGCACGTCCCAATCTCTTCAAAGCCACTGTCAACTTTCCAGGCTATGCAGGCGGTGATGTCGAACTGACATCATTCCTGTGTAAGTCTGCTCAGTTGCCAGCATCGATAATGAATGTAATCGAAGTCCCATTCCGTGGCCGTCAGTTGAAAATCGCTGGTGACCGCACGTTTGAAACTTGGCAAGTGACCATTCTGAACGACACCGACTTCAACATCCGTAATGCTATGGAACGTTGGATGAACGGTATCAATGCTCACCAATCAAATACAGGTTTGACCAATCCAGTGGATTATCAAGCAGACCTCGTGGTTGAGCAACTTGACCGTGACGAAAGTGTTGTGAAGAAATACAACTTCCGTGGTTGTTTCCCAACTAACATCGCTGCTATTGATGTTAGCTACGACACAGTAGACCAAGTGGAAGAGTTCACCGTTGAGTTCCAAGTTCAATACTGGGAATCAGACACAACCAGTTAATCTGGTTATAAGTAAGGGGGAAGGGGCGAAGAGTCCCTTCCTCATACTATAAGTTACTTGATAGGATAATTATGGCAGAACAGGACAATAGTATCTTTAAGTTATTTGGGTTCGAAATTAAACGAGCGCAAGAAAAACCTAAAGAACAGGAAAAATTAAAATCGATTGTTGCTCCCACCGACGAAGATGGTGCGGGGTATGTTACTGCTTCTGGTAGTCACTATGGTCAATACATTGACATGGATGGCGCACAAGCAAAAGACAACCAACAACTTATCCTAAAATATCGTGGTGTCGCATCTCATCCTGAAGTAGATGCCGCAGTCGAAGACATCGTAAACGAATCCATTGTTGGTTCGGAAATGGGTATCTCCTGTGAACTAAACCTTGATGAAGTAGATGCTAAAGATACCATCAAGAAAACTATGACCGAAGAGTTCAATAACATTTATAGTATGTTGAAGTTTAGTGAACTGGGTCATGACATCTTCCGTTCATTCTATGTTGATGGTCGTTTGTATCATCACCTTGTAGTCAATGAAAGTAATCTCAAAGCAGGTATTCAAGAAATCAGAACGATTGATGCCGCAAAGATTCGTAAAGTAAAAGAAGTCAAGTATAAAAAAGACCAAGCGACAGGCGCAAAGATTGTCGAGAAGGTCAACGAGTTTTACATTTATCAAGAGAAAGCTGGTCAGAACCAAGGCGTAAAACTTTCTCCTGATTCAGTGTCTTATGTATCGTCGGGTCTCCTTGACCCTAGTAGAAGACAGGTCGTATCCTATCTCCATAAGGCACTCAAACCAATCAACCAACTTCGTATGATGGAAGACAGTCTTGTCATCTATCGTCTCGCACGTGCGCCTGAACGGCGTATCTTCTATATCGATGTTGGCAATATGCCTCGTAATAAATCAGAGGCATATATGAAAGACATTATGTCTCGTTATCGCAATAAGATTGTTTACGATTCTAATACAGGTCAACTCAAAGATGACCGCAAACATATGTCCATGTTGGAAGATTTCTGGTTGCCACGCCGTGAGGGTGGTAGAGGAACTGAAATCTCTACACTGCCTGGCGGTGAGAACCTTGGACAGATTGATGATATCATGTATTTCCAGAAAAGAATGTATCGGTCATTGAATGTTCCAATCAACCGTTTGGAACAAGAAGCGCAGTTCTCTTTGGGTAGGTCAACCGAGATTTCACGGGACGAAGTTAAGTTCCAGAAGTTT